CTACTGCCGATCGAGGAGGAGGGCCTGGAGGCCGATCACTGAGGCAGACCCGGTGACCTCACCGGAGGCGATCAGCGCCGGAATCTCGCCGAACGCGAACCATCGCAGCTCCGCGGCCTCGTTGATGTCGGCCGGGGTCTCGCTGACCAGCTCGGCGCCGTACGAGACGTACAGGTGCTGCTCGGCGTCAGCGGTGGCGACCCATGGTTGGAAGGTGATCAGCGGTTTCAACGCGGTCGGGCGCCAGCCGGTCTCCTCCTCGGCTTCGCGCGCAGCGCACGCGGCGATGTCCTCGCCCTCGTCGCAATAGCCGCCCGGCAGCTCCCATACCCACCGGTCGATCACGAAACGGTGGCGGCGAAGGAGGAGGACACGATCGTCGACGACGAGCAGCGTCATCGCGGCTTTCGGTGCCCGGTAGACGTACTGCTCGAAGCGAACCCCGTCGGGCAGCTCGACGTCGGCGATCGACCAGACCGCTCGTCTGGAGTCATCGAGGATCCGCTCGCCGTGAATAGTCCACTTGGTAGAGGTCATGCCCCGACCTTACCGAGGACTTCGGCTGGTGGCTCGTTGGGCGCCGCGGACGGCCCCTCACCCGTGTTGCATAACTTATGTAAGTCATGTAATGTCGACGCATGGACACGATCAAAGCCTCCGAACTCCCGCGCCGAGCCGCCGAAGTCCTCCAGGCAGTCCGCACCGGAGGCACCGTGGTCATCACCCACTACGGGAAACCCATCGCCCAGATCACCCCCTACGAAGGCGACGAGCAAGCCGACACTCCCTCGCGAGACAGGAACCCCGCATGAGCATCGTGATCGCCGACGCCGCCGAGACCGTCAAGGCCGCCTACTACCTGACCGCCGACCCGAACCGGGACGGATGGGACTGGGTCCCGCTCACCCGCCTCCGCGCCGAACTGGAAGGCACCCTCACCCGCGGGGAGGTCGACGCCGCCATCCGCCACCTCTTCTTGAACGGGCAGTTCCAACTCATCGCCGAAGTTAACCGCAAGGCCCTCACCCCCGCAGACCGTGAGGCCGCCATCTACGCCGGTGGCGAGGACAAGCACCTCATCCGCCGCTACTTGTAGACCAGCGAGGAGCGCCCGCCGAGCTTTGGACGGCAGGCGGGCGCTCCTCTAACCCCATCTGAGAGAGACAGGAGTTATCAATGGTAGACGTCATCGAGCGCACTTGGAGTCCCGACGAGGCCGCGCGCGCTGAGGTGCTGCGGCTGTATGACGCGAGCTGCGCGGCGGGCGCTCCGCGCACGGGCGCGGACATCGCGCGCGAGCTGGAAGGGCTCAAGCCGCGCTGGACGCAAAAGGTCATCTCCGCAGAGACCGCGGCGCGGCGCAAGGCCGCGAAGGCGGACGCGAAGCGTGTAACGGCCACGAAGGCGGATGCGCCGACGCTGCCGCTGGCCGAGGAGCCCGCGAGGCCGAAGCGGGCCCGCGCGGAAAGCGCACGGGCGAAGGCTCAGGCGGAGCCGGAGCGCATGGCCCGCACGGCCAGCCGTGGTGTGGTCGCCGCGCGCTCCTTTTTCGCTCTCGGTCTCGTCGTGTCGATCGCGGCGAACATCGGGCACGTGCTGATCGTGATCAGGCCCGAGGAGGCGATCGTGCGTTACGGGTCGATCGGCATGGCCTCCTTGTGGCCGGTGTTCCTGGCGGCCGCGGTCGAGGTCGTCTCGCGCGTAGCGTGGCCGGCAGGCTGGCGGTGGTGGATTCCGGGTTACATCGGCACGGTCCTGGTCGGCGTCGGCGCGTTCGCTATCAGCTACCAGCACCACCACGGCCTGCTGCTGGCGTTCGGCGAGTCCGCGTTCACCGCGTTGATCGGCCCGATCGTCCTCGACGTGTTCATCGTGGTCGCCGGTGTCGCCCTGCTCGCGATCAGCAAGGCCCGCCGAGCCGAGGACGAGTTCGCGCCTGCCGCGGCGTAACCGGACACGACGAAAGGCGCCCACCCTCGCACGGGGGTGGGCGCCTTTTTCATGTGGGCTAGAGAGCGGTCGGCCGCCTCATTTCCGGTCAGATTCTGTAGGTCACCCCAGCTTGGACCGGCCGGGCACGTTGGTGATCACGTAGGCCAGGACCACGTCGCCGGTGACGGGGTCGACCACGGAACGCGTGGTCGCCTCGTGGAAGACCGGGACGCGTGCGACGCCGAGCAGGTGCTCGACCCACGGGAAGCGCTTCGCGATCTTGCGGACGGCCCAGTAGTAGAAGCCGCCGACGAGGAGCGCGACGGCTGGGGCGAGCACGGTCTCGGCGTCGGGGCCGAGGTCGACGCCGAGCGCGAGCGCGCCGGAGACGATGCCGCCGACGGCGAGCGGCACGACGGTGCGCACGACGCCGGGCGCGGTACTGGTGGAGGGCGGGACCGGGTTGTCGTACATGGTGTTACTCCTGTGCTGGTGCGGTTTGCGCGCCGTGGTCGTAGATGAGGTGGCGGTCGAGCCGGTCGCGGACGTCGGTCGCGATGGCGCGTGCGCCGATCGCGACGTCGTACGTTTCGCGCACGGTGGCGTCCTGGGTGTCCAGGCGCCGGTCCTGCTGGTCCAAGCGGCTGTTGATGCGGTCGAGTGAGATGGCGGTGCGCTCGATCTGGACGGCGATGGGCACGCCGCTCTCGGTCGTCAGCTGCTCCTCAGCGCGCTCAGTCGATGCGGCCGTTTTGCGCACCCACATCCTGATGCCGCGCAATGCGTTCGCCGCATAGGTGGCGAGCGCACCGAGCGCGCCGAGGAACGCTAGGACGACGAGGATGTCGACGGTCATGGGCTACTTGACCTTCAGGCCCGTGAGGGTGCCGGCGGAGAAGGTGAGGGTGCCGGCGGAGAAGGTGACCGAGCCAGCAAGCGCAGGCGGATGCTTCTTGAGGTGGTCGGCGACCGCCGCGGCGATCTGCTCGGGCGAGGGGCCGGTGCCGCCGAGCACCTGCCGCTGGAGGTTGAGCGCGATCCACGACGTGATCTGGCGGCCGTGGTAAGTCGTCTTGCCGTCGCTGGCCTTCTTGAACCAGGACGCGACCGCGGCCGTGGTTTCGTCGCCGTAGTCCTCGTCGACGCCGTACTTGGGCAGCGTCTCGCCGGCGGCGATGAGCATGCGCTGCCAGTAGCCGACGGCGGGGCCGGTGTCGCCCTTTTTGGGGAGCATGATGCCTCCATCGATGGTGTTGGGTTCTGACGGGTTGGGGGTGTCAGGGTTGTTGTGGTCGTGGCTGGCGAGGTTCGCGCGGACCCAGGCGTGGAGCTTGTCGCCGGGGCATTCGGTGGAGCCGACCATGCGATGGGTGCGGACGGCGAGGCCCGATCCCTTCCGGCGGACGGCTTCGTCGTAGAACCAGGCGAGCGCGTCGAGGGTGGCCTCTGGGGGGAGGCGGTCGTCGTAGTCGCCGATGACGCAGATCCCGATGTTCGCTGTGTTCGCGCCGGCGGCGTGGGCGCCGACGGTGGTCCAGCCGCGGCCCTCGTAGACGCGGCCGTGCTTGTCGACGAGGAAGTTGTAGCCGATGTCCGACCACTTCCTGGTGTCCATGTGGAACGCCTGGATCTGCTTCACGGTCTGGTCGCCGTCGGCGCCGGAGTGGTGGACGACGACGCCGGTCCGATCGGACCAGGAGGCGCTGTCGCGGCTCCGCGGCGCTCGGGCGCCCCATGAGGCGCGCGAGATGATGCTGGGCATGGGTCCTCCTTTAAAGGACGGCGAGGCGGCTGTACACGGCGTGCGCGTTGGCGTTGATGGATGTGGCGCCGGCGTTGCTGGTTTCCTGCGCGAACTGGAAGATCAGGTCCCCCGAGCCCTCGACCAGCAGGGTTTCCCAGATGACGTTGGTGGAGCCGGACTGGTACTGGGGGACGGTCTGGACCTCGCCGGGTGTGGCGATCGACCGGAACCGCATTTCGCCGATGTCGAAGTTGCTTCCGGTGGTGGGCGCCCCGGGCGACAGGATCGACCGCAGCAGGGTGGTGATGGTGCCGGCGGAGCGCCAGGCCCAGCGGATGCCGCCACCGCCGGCGGAGTGGCGCAGGTCGAGGCGGATCTCGGTGCGGTCGGCGACGGGCACGACGATCGCCGTGTCGATCAGCGTGACCGAGGAGATGACGTCCTGCTGCGTGCCCTGAGTGATCACTTTGGGGGCGAGGGCCTGGAGGGCGTCGGCGGTGAGCCGCTGCCCGGCCCCGAACTGGATCGGCAATGGAACCTCCTGCTAGGCGTGAACGGTGATGGTGCGCCAGGACTGGGCGCGGCGCTGCTGCCACAGGGTCGCGGTCATGGCGATGTCGCCACCGCGGTCGTCGACGCGCAGCGTCGCGTACTGGTTGCGGCCGTTGCGCCAGAACTGGTCGTACTCGGATTTCAAGATGGTGTTGGACCAGTCGGCGTCGAGCGCGCCGCACACCAGCAGCGGGAACCCGCCGTAGGGGTTGGTCGCGCCGGTGCCGATGCCGTTGGCGTGGACGTCGGCGGTCACGAACCACATGCGGTCCAGCCAGCCGTAGTCGCCGAGCATCTCGGCGACGACGGCGCGCTCGGTCGGGAACCCGGACCACGTGTCGCCGCCGGCCGCTCCGATCCACGGTGTCGGGGAGGCGAGGACCAGCGCCGAGGCGGGCGTGGTGGCGAGGAGGTTCTCGAGCCAGGCGAGCTGGGCGGCGCCGAGCATGGTCGAGCCCGTGACGCGCGCGCCGCGGGTGTCGAGGGCGATGAACTGGACGCGGCAGGTCTGCCATGCCTCATAGATCGGGCTGGTGTCCCCGGCCGGGAGGTCGCCTGAGGGCCAGCGCAGGCGGTAGGCGTGGCGGGCGTTCGGCGATCCGACGGAGAGAGAGGTGCCGTCGTTTTCAGAGTGGTCATGGTCGTCGTACTTCAAGGTGATGGGGACCGACCGGTACAGCTCGTGTTGCCGGGGGTTGGCGAACAAGTCGTCATCCATGCTCAGGTACTGGGCGAGGGTGGCGGCGGCGGACAGGCCGTGGTTGCCCGAACCCAGGTCGTAGTAGGTGCGGTCGCCCCAGTGGCAGAAGCGGATCCAGTCCTCGGCCAGGGCCCGCTGGCGGAGGAGGTCGTAGATCGGGGCGTTGGACTGGCGTTGCGGTGCCGGCCCGGAGACCCCGCGGAACATCGGGGAGAGGCCCGCGTCGCCGGACATGGCGATCGTGAACGACCCGGGCTCGCCGGTGGCGGCGGGCTCGGTGAGCAGCTGCCCGGTGAACGTCGCGTCGGTGACCCCGCCGTCGCGGCCCCGCCACCAGTACCGGGTGCCCGGCGCCAGGCCAGTGACCTCGATGGTCGCGGCGTTGTAGCTGTTGACCGCGACGTTCGCGGTGAGGACGGCGCCGGTCATGGCCGGGTTGTCGGCGACGGCGAACCCGACGGACGACCCGGTGATCTTGGCGTTGAGGCGGGCGGTGGTCGCCGACGTGGCGCCGACGACCATGGAGGTGACGGTCATAGGGCGATCACGTGCCTCGAGTCCAGGGCCACGCTGGTGCCGGCCGTTTGGGGTTTCACGATGCCGTTGAGCGAGCGCAGGACCGTGAACTCCTGCGGGGAGGCGTCGCCGGTGATGGCGAGGACGCGCATGGTCTCGCCGCCGACGGTGATGTCGAACGCGTCAGCGCCGAGTCCGAATTGGATCCACGGTCGTTTGCCGGTGTCGGTGGCGACGACGAGTTCGGTCGCGGTCGCGTCGACGCCGAGGGCGAGGCTCGCCCCGCCGGTGTCGAGGCGACCGAGTACGTCGTGGTCGAGGATGAACGTCGACCACGCCTCACCCGGGCTGGCGTTGAAGCCGATCTCGTGGGTTTCGGCGCCGATCTCCTCGTCCAGGCCCTCGACGAGGAGATCGAGGGGGCCGGGCGGCAGCTGCGGCGGGAGGCCGGTGATCCGGATGAGGTCGCCCTCCTCGACGGCCATGACGTGGTCCTTGATCAGGGCGACGCGGGGGTTGCGCAGGTTCAGGCGGACGTTCGGATAGCGGGCACCGTCGATGGTGCCCAGGTGGAGACGCCAGCCGGCCTGATCGGGCAGCCGGTCATCCGAGTCGATGTTCAGCTCTTGCGAGTAGTCGTAGACGCCGACGCCCGCCGGCGGCGGCTGAATGGACAGCGGCCCGGTCTCGGCCACGGCAGTGAACGAGGATCCGCGGACCCGGCTCACGGTGACTTTGTTGCGGGTGCCCTGGTCGTCCTCGATCGGGCGGAACGGGGCGGCGATCACGCCGGTCGAATAGTCCAGGATGAGTTTGGGCTCCTGGTCGTAGAGCGATTCGCGGGTTCGGTAGGCCAGCGCGGACACGTCGGGCCGGTCGGTGAGCAGGCCGAGGTCCGCGGTCGGGACTTCCTCCATGAGGTCGACCAGGCCGCGGATCCGCTGGGGTCCCATGGTCTCGGTGTCGCCGTCGCCGAGCTGGCGCAGAGTTGGCAGCCCTTCGTCGGCGGCCAGGCGCTGCAGCCGCTCGATCCCGGTTTCGCCGGACCATGCGGAGAGGGATTCGCCGACGACGTTCCAGATGGAGTGGACGTCACCGTTCAGGAGCGCCAGGTGGCCGATAGCGGTGTTCTCCAAGCCCTCGACCGCGGTGGTGCCGAGCTGGACCTTGGTGAACTTGCCGAACGTCTTGCCCGCGACGGTGCCTTCGTCGACGACGAAGGCACCGCCGCTGTCGAGGGGGAACCGTGCCCACTGGTAGAACACATTCGCGCCCTGCTGTTCGAGCCACAAGCTGTGCATCTGCAGGGTGCCGTCGAGGTCGGCGCCTTCGGGCCCGTGGTCGAAGACCAGGGCGCCGTCGTCGTCGTAGGCGCGGAGGCGCCCGCCGCCGCCGGCCAGGTACAGGATCTCCCAGCGGCTCATCGTGCCGGAGGTGTAGAGGCGGGCGATGTGGCGGTCGGTCGCGATGCCTTCGTTGGGGACGGCCAGCAGGAACACCATCCGCTGGGCAGCGTCTGGAGTATAGGACGGCAGCGTGCCCTGGACGATGGTGTCGCCGAGCGTCGGCAGCTTGTCGCTCGCGACGAACACGTCCGAGGCCGCCATATTGACCTGTGCGGGGTTGTCGGGGCGCAGATAGGTGAAGTCGCCGACCCGGCCCGAGGCGAACCGATCCGCGCCGGCGGGCTCTTCCATGGGGTAGTAGGCGACCACGTTCTCCCTGATCGACAGGTCCCGGTACAGACTCGATTTCAGGTTGCCGCCCTGTTCGAGGCGGCGGCGGATCGAGGCAGCCTCGAGGTCGGCCCACAGGTCGGCGCCGGACAGGTCCCATTGGATCGGCCAGGAGGCGACCTCGCCGCTGAATCGCAGGGAGGCGTCGCGCACGAAGCCGGCCTCTTGGACCGTCCAGAGCCGCCCGACGCTGTCGGTGAAGCTCGCGGTGTCGGGCTCCAGTTCCCTGAAGTCGCCGTCGGCGACGAGGGTCCCGCCGAGGCCGCCGTTGTACAGGCGGAGCGCGTAGACGCGTCCGATGTAAGGATCGGCGGGGCTGCCGAACGGGCCGGTCCGGCCCACCTCGACCGACGCCGTGGAGGGGAAAATCGAGCTGACACCGACGCCGATGAACGGGTCGCCCAGCTGGTCCCAGGTGCCGTCGATACCGTCGGCGATCTTGAACGTGACGGTGTGCCCGCCCGCGCCGTTGTCGCCCTTGAAGTCGATGCCGAGGGCGCGGATGCGCCGGTCGGTCGGCACCGGGACGGTCGCCGGCACCTCGATGAGCGAGGGGGCGGTGCCGTCGGTCGACCACGTGAACCGGGGAATGCCCTCCGGGCTGATCCGGATCGACCATGATCGCTGATCGCTGGTTTGGTGGTATTTGCGGGCGATGCCGCGGAACCCTCGCGGAGCGCTCTGACGCCACGACGCGGGCTCCAGCTCGACCTCGACCCCGAAGTCGCCGCCGATGTCGAGGCTGGCGTGGTCGGGGGTGGAGGCGTACATGTACGGGTCGATGGTCCCGTACGTGCACAGGTAGCCGCGGCGAGGCCCGACCCGGATCCTGATAGGAGTGTTGCGGCCGATCTTGCCCCATAGGTCGCTGAGCGGGTTGCGGATCGAGTACCGACCGAAGACGCCAGGCGCGACCTTGCTGGCGCCGTTGTTGACCCTCAGCTTGCAGGTGGCCGCGTCGGTGCTCGACGCCCAGTCGCGGCGGCCGCGGGTGATCCCGATGACCGCGGACTCGCGCGCGTCGGCGGTGATGTCGTGCCAGCCCTGGTCGTAGTACAGCTCGACGGCGTGGTTCGCCACTTAGACCCTCCCTGATCCGAACACGAGTTGGACGTTGCCGCCGCCGCGGACCTGGACGGTTCGGCGGATGCGCCGCAACAGGTCTTCGTCGTCGCTCTCCAAGTGGAGATAGATGTCGGTTTGGCCGCCGCCTTCGGTGAGGCTGCGGGCGCCGCGCGGCAGCGGGACTACGGCCTCGTCGTTGGCGCCCTCGCCGATCATGGCGAGCGTGGGTCCGGTGACGATGCCGCCGTCGGCGAGCATCGGGATCTTCGGGATGGACGGAATCGACACACCAGGTACCTGGTTTGCGCCGGAGATGAGCGTGTTGATTCCACCGATCGCGCTGTTGATCAGGCCGATCGCACCGTTCAGCGCTGATTTCAGTCCTTGGGTGATCCCGTCCCACATGCCGGATAGGAAGCCGCCGATCGCGGCGATCGCGGCCCTGACCAGCGCGACCCCGGCCGCCCACTTGTCGCCGATCCAGCCGACCATGGACGACAGGCCGGACGCCACTCCATCCACTATGGACCAGAACGCATCAACGACCCAGCTGGCTAGGTCCGACGCGCCCTGCTTGATCCATGCCCACGCGACGCCGAGGGCAGCGACGATCTGGTCCCAGTACATGACCATCAGGACCACGATCGCGATCAGGGCGATGATGGCGATGATGATCCAGGTGATGGGGTTCGCCCAGAGGGCCGCGTTGAAGAGCCACTGGGCGACGGTGGCGATGATGAGGGCGGCCTTGTAGATCGCGAGGCCGATGCCGATGAGTCCGAGCGCCGCGGCGATGCCCAGCAGCAGCGGTGTCAGCGGGGTCAGGAACGCTGCGAGCCCGGTCAGCATCGGGAGCAGGGGTTCCAGGTTGGCGATCACGTCGGTGCGGAGTGTGCGGGCGAAGGTGAGAAGCCCGGTCGAGGCGTTGTCGTTGAGCGTCGCTCCGGCGTCGTCGGCGGCGCCGGCGACGTCGCCGAGGCCGCCGCCGGCGTCGGTCAGCGCAGAAAGGAAGGTCGGGATCTCGGTGACGGAGAGGTCCTCGAGCGGGGTGCCAAACAGCGCGATGGCGGCGTTCGCGCGGTCGGCTGGATCTTCGATGCCGAGCAGCCCCGAGACGATGGTGTCGAACGCCCCAGCTGCGGTGTCGCCCCCAGCGAGCAGGTCGTTGGCCATGGTCTGCGCGTCGAGACCGATCAGGTCGAACGCAGCCACCGAGGTGGTCGACATGTCGGTCGCGCGGATCGTGAACTCTTTCACCGCGTCGCCTGCTTTGTCGATGCCATGCATGCCGTCTTGCGAGGCGGTGGCGAGGATGCCGAAGGCCCGTTCGCCGTCGAGCCCGATGTCGGCGAAGAACTTGGCGTACTCGTCGGCCGCGTCCAGGAGGTCCTCCTGGAGGCCCGGCATGGTCTCCTGGCTGGCGGCGGCGATGAGGTCGAAGGCGTCTTCCATGTTGTCGGCCAGGCCGTGCTTGACGGCCTGGCCGGCCACCTGCGTCACACGGACGACGTCGGTGCCGAGGATCTTGGCGAGGTCGAGCGCGTTGGCGCCCAGGCCGGACAGCTCGGCGTCGGAGATGTCGCCCAGCTCGCCGGTCTGGGCGATCACGCCGCGCAGTGCCTCGTTGACCTCTCCGAAAGACTGGCCGTAGGCGTTCGCGAAGAGGTCGCCGGCGACGTCGCCGGCGCGCTCGGACTCGGCCGTCGTCAGGTCGAGCTGGGCGGCCATGAGATCGGAGGTCGCCTCTTGGCCGATCGCCTCCGCGAAGGAGGCGGTGAGGCCGGCACCGGCGAGTGCTCCGGCTCCGGCGATCTTGTCCATGGCGCCGTCGACGAACTTCTGGAAGCCGCCGATCTTCTTCTCGGCGTCCTTGGTGTTGGCGCCGATCTTGACCATGAGCTCTTCGAGCACACCTGCCATGGGCGGTTACCTCCCCTCGTCGGTGTCGCTGGTGAATCCGAATGCGGCGAGGACTCGTTCGCTCATCTCGGCGGCGGTGCGCGGGCGACGGCGGCCGCTGCCCCACTTCAGGAGGAAGTCGGTCAGCTTGCGTCGCTTGCGTTTCTTGGTGTTGACGTCGTAGATGGCCTTGGTGATGAGTGCGGCGGCGTAGTCGGTACGTTGGCCGCCCAGAGGACCGTTGATCTTCTCGAACGCCATCCACTCGGTGATCTCGGCTGAGGTCACTCGCTGGAGGAGTTCGCGGACCGACGGGATTCCCATGTCGAGGCAGAGCCTCAGGAGGAACTTTCGCTCTGGGCGGCGTCGGAGTTTTCCGCCGTCTCCTCGACTGCGTCCGGCTTGGTGCCGGACAGCTCGGAGGCCTTCTCGTACACGCGCTGCACGGCCCCGGCGGACTTCTCGCCGAGTTCGGCGAACTCCTTGATGGAGTAGAACTGCTTGCCGTCCTCGTCGACGAGGCAGGCGGCCGCGATGCGCAGCTGCTGCTCGGCGAGCGCGTCGGCTTTGAGGCTGACGTCGACGCCGCGGGTGGCGATGGCGGTGCCGTTGATGAGGGCCCGCTGGGTGCCGTTGAGGCCACGGACGTGAACCCACCCCTTCCACTCGGGGACGTACAGCTCGTCGATCTCGATGTCCTTGACGGCCTTGATCTCGGCCTTGGTGAGGAACCGCTTTTCGTTTTCCACGTCAGGCCCCCGCGTAGGTGCGGGTCGGCTTGCCGGAGATCTTGAAGGTGACTTCCATTTCCATCTTGTCGTCGATGGGGTATTCCTCGCCCATCGAGGTGATCAGGCCGTTGAACTGGACCGTGAGCTGGTCGGCATCGCCGGGCAGGACGACGACCTGGTAGGCGCGCAGGTCCTTTTCCTCGAAGTCCCCGTCGAGGTCCCGGTGCGTGGACTGGCCGGGGTCGTAGTTCAGCGTCAGCGTCACTTCCCCACCGTCTTTCAGGCCCTTGACGTATTCCTTGTACCCGTCGGGGCTGTCGTGCGCGGTGACCTCGATTTCCTCGCGGGACCGCTCCGGCCCAGAGATGTCGGTGATCGAGGCGATCGCGGCGAACACGCCGGCGCCGGTCGTGTCCCTTTTGAACTGTGTTCCGAATGCGTCTCTGCCGCTCATGTTCAGCCTCCGATCTGGAAGACGCCAACGGTCAGGCCGACCGGGTCGTCATAGGTGATCGCGGCGCGCGAGTTCGCGCCGCGGAAGATGTCGCCGAGGGGGATCAGGCCGATGTCGCCGGCAGGGACGATCAGCTGGCCGTCGGCAACGGCCATGCCCTTGTGGGTGCCTGGGGTGGCGATCGTGGCAGTGCGCGTCACCCCGGCGCTGTTGTGCATGACGAAGACCTGGCCGGGCCCGATCTGCGCGGTGTCACCGAGCGCGTCGGCGGGGTCGAGCGCGCCGGCGAGGTCGGCGAGCGGTAGGGCCGCGGTTGCTGTGATGGTGTCGAGTGCAGCCATTGCTCCTCCTTCGTGGGTGTTAGGTCTGCTGGGCGGTCACGACGCGGAACGGCACGGCGACGTGCCTAACGAACGGCTCGCGCGGGTCGAGGAGGCGGGTGAGGGTAAGCGCCCGGACGGCGACCACCCGGTGCCCCTCGACGGTCAGCGGCTGGTGGTCGAAGAGCTGGACGAGGCGATTCGCGATCCGGTTCGCCTGCTGGAATCCGCTTTCGGACGACCAGACGTGGAGCGTGATCGTCGAGTCGCGGCCGAACTGGTCGTGTGCGTTGTCGGCCGTCTCGGTGCCCTCGCCGATGGACACATACGGGTAGGGCGCGCCGTCGGTGTCGTCGACGACCGCAGCGCCGAGCGTGGCGAGGGCCGCATCGGTGGAAGCTCGGACGAAGACGGCCACCTGGATCGGTTCGGCGGGTGAATCGGCGATCACTTGAGCCCCAGCGCCTTCCGTACGTCGTCGCTGATGCGGCTCGGGAACTGCTTGCGCTCGGCCTCGGCCGCGGGCCGCAGAAACGGCTCCGCCGGGATCGAGGACGTCCCGAACTCGATGAAGTGGCCGTAGTACTCGTGGACCTTGACGACGGCGCCGAGGCCGTCGCGGTCGGTCTTGTACCGGATGGACCGCCGCAGGTCGCCCGTGTCGACGCGCACGCGCTTGCGGGCGTCGGCCCGGACGGCGGCCGCGGAGGACCTGACGGCTTTGCGGATGCCCGTGCGCAGCTCCTCCGGTAGCTCTTTGAGCTGCCGCTTGAGCTTGGTGGAGTTGGTGACCTTGATCGTGTAGGTGGAACGGGCCATCACGGATCACCTCGCGTCTGGATCAGCTCGCAGTCAGCACGCAGGTACTGCGCTTGAGAGGGGCGGATGGTGGCCGCGACGCGCCACACGTCGCCGGCGTCGACCAGCTCATCGCCCTTGCGGACGTCGGCGTCGGGTTCGAAGTAGATTGGCTGGCTGTGCTCGGCCTCGGCCTGCGCGGCGTACAGCCGCTCGGTAGCGGACGGTTGCGAGGTGCGGCACGGGATAGGGCCGAGGCCGGTCCAGGCGGTTGTCGAGCCGCCGGCGCCGTCCGCGGTGGCGGCCGGGCGCCGATGGCCGAGTGTGCGGTTGAGCAGGTGCGTGATCGCGCTCATGCCTTGCGCCGGTACCGATCGAGGACCGTCTTGCCCATGGAGCCGAAGACCCGTTCGACGGTGGCGTACGTCGCCGACCAGTCGCCGATGGACTCCTGGACCTTGCCCGCGACCGAAGCGGCCGCGGCCGCGGCGACGCTGACCGTGTAGCTCTTGATCTCGGCCGGGGTGGTCTCATACCCGTGCGTGTAGGAGAGGGTGAGGCGCCCGAACCCCGCCGGCCACCCGGCCGCCCGCTCGAGCATGCCGAGGGTCGACCAGTCGTAGTCGGTGACCGCCGTGCCGTCGACGGCCACCTCCTGAACGGACACCAGCAGCAGGGTCGGCAGCAGCAGGAGCGTGCCGCCGGGGCTGTCGAGGCGGGCGTCGACGACGATCTCGCGGCTGATCGACCACTCCACGTACGTGCGGATCACGCCGGAGGCGGCCTCGAGGAGGTGCTCGGCGTTACCCGGCATCGGCGCCGAGGTGTAGTTCGGCCAGTCGAGGACGCCCGCCAGCGGTGCCATGATCCCTACTGCCCCTTGTTCCGGGCCGTGCGCGACTTGTTGGCCGGCGCCGGGGCCGCCTTCGTCGTGTCCTCGGCCGCGGTGTCGGTCACGGCCGCTTCGGTCTCGCCCTCGGCGGTGGCCTCGGTCTTGGCGGCGGACTTGAGTTCGGCGCGCAGGTGCTCGATCTCTGCGTTGGCGTCGTCGAGTTCGGTCTGCAGGCCGGTGATGACGGCGGCCTGGTCCTCGGGCTTGGGCGTCGGCTCCGGCGGGACGTAGCGCTCGCCGCCCATCTCCTTCGCCTTGGCCTCGGTCAGCTGCATGATGGTCTTGTGACCGTTGATGGTCACGTTGTAGCGGTCGAGTTTCGCCATGGTGGTGTTGCTCCTTTCGATGCGCTGGTCGACGGGCACGACATCGCTGGGATCCCCGCAGGCGTGGCGTGGGTCGCCGCACAGGGGACAGCGCGGCGACGTCGCGCCCGTCAGGCTCACAGCTCGGTGAGGTCGATCGAGACGAACGCGGACGGGCGGGTGACGCCGAAGGCCAGCCGTTCCTCGGCGAGCACGGCGACCATGTTGCGGATGAAGAAGTCCGCGTGGCTGTCGCTGATCGTCACGGAGGCCTGCTCGCGGTCCCAGACCACAGCCCGTCGCCAGTCGCCGACGAGGCCGACGCCGGCGGCGACCGCTTCGGACTCGACGACCGGGAGGCCGTGCAGGGTCATGAACGCGCCGGCCTGCGCCTCGTTATTGGGGTTCTTCGCCAGGCGGGCGAGGTGGATCTTCTCCCAGTCGGCGGGGTTGAACATGTAGGCGTTGGGCTGCGACCTGCCCACGGTCCGCACCTTGGTACGGGCCATGAACGTGGTTTCCAGCAGCGGGTCGAGGCCGGCGACGGTCGCGGAGTACGCCTGCGTCTGGATGCCCGGGGTCTGCAGGATGCCGCGGAGGTTCTCGCCGGTGCCGTCGCCGTTGAGCATCTGGTCTTCCTCGAGCTCGGCGAGGTCGCCGCGGAGCTCGTCGTCGATCAGGCTGCGCAGCTGCGCCGCGTCCGAGAGGGCCCGCTTGGTCGCGGGGATCCACTCGGCGAGGGTCTTGACCGTCTCGGGGACGACCTCGAGCGCGAACCCTCCTTCCGGCTTGACGCCGTTGGCGCCAGTGGTCGCGGTGGCCTCGGCGACCGGCGCCGCGGCGTTGACGCGCGAGGTCTGGCGGACGTATTCGACGGTGTCGGACCCGGTCTGGCGGACCGAGACGAGGTTGCGCACGGTCAGCGGGGGACGGCCCAGCATCTCGATGATGTTGGTCCGCTCCGGGGTCACCAGAGCGCCGGCCGACGTGGGCGACGCACCGGTGATCAGCGTCTTGAATCCCACCGGCGCGGACTGGACGCGCATCTTCTCGCCGAACCGGCCGTTCGGCGCGGACTGCAGCATGGCCTGGTAGGCATCGGACTCGACGAAGTGCGCGCCGATCGACTTGGACGGCGTGATCAGGCCCGAGCCGTCGGGCTGGTCGCCCTGGCGGCCGGGCTCGAAGCCGAGCTCGTCGCCGAAGGACTTCAGCGCGTCCCGGACGGCGTTCTCGTCTTTCGCCTTGGCGATGTCGGCCTTGATGTCCTTTGCCTCGGCGAGCGCGGCCTTGATCTTGTCGTTCTCGTCGGCGGTGAAGTCGCGGCCCTCTTTCTCGGCGAGGGCGGCGATGTCGCGGGCGGGCGTGAGCGTGGCCTTGAGCCGCTCCTGCAGCTCTGCGAGCTTGTTCATGTGGTAGCCCCTCCTTATGGGGTATCGATCAGTTCGGTATCGATCGACAGCACGAGTGAGGCGGGGCTGCGGCGGATGGGCTCCTCGGACTTACCCGCGGGGGTCTCGTCCTTGGCCGGTCCGTCGTCTCGCGTGGCCTTGCGGTCGGTGTCGGTGGTGTCCTCGGCCTTGGCGCACTTGGCGCCGAGACCGCAGGTCTTGTCGTGCAGCTCCTGGATCGCGGCCGCGCCGCCGCCGGCGGCGCCCTTGGCTGCGATCAGGTCGGTCTGCGGGTTGGCGGGAATCAGGGTCGGGCCGACCTCAAAGATCCCGAGCTCGCGCAGCTCGAAGAACTCCTTGCCGTCTTTCTCGGCCCAGCCGGCGGATTTGATGTCGTAGGCGAAGGAGAACTTGCGGATACGCCGTCCCTTGAGGAGCTTCCATAGCTTCCGCCCGGAAGGCTCGTCCATGTCGAGCTGCGCCTTGACGTACAGGCCCTCGTCGATCTCCTTGGCCTCGAGCACTTCGCCGACGTGGGCGTCGAGGTCGTTGTGCTGGTGCGACCACACGAAGGGGATCGGGTCGCCTGAGGCCTGCCACGCGGCGAGGTCCTTCTCGAAGGCGCCGGGGATGATCTTGTCGCCGACGTCGTCGATGTTGTACGCGGCGATGATGGCTTCGACCACGCCTTCGGGCGCGCCGTCGCCGACTGCCTTGATCTGCGCGGGCAGCGATTTGATGAGCATCAGGCGGGTCCTATCTCCATGTCGCAGGTGCATCCGGCGCGTTCGGCGGCCGGCAGTAGGGAGTCGCCCGGCCACCGGGCCCCGTTCGAGAAGAGGTCGCCGACGGCGGCGGTCTCGCCGTTGACGGAGGCGTGCGAGCGCCGCGGGTCCTTCGAGCGGGTCTTCCAGGTCTTGACCATCGGCTTGCCGGTCGCCTTCGCGGCCTCGATGGCGGCGAAGCCGGAGATCACCGTGATCTCTTCGGTGGCTTCGGCGGCGGCGCGGTGGTCGACGAACCCTGCGAACAGGGCCTTGACGACGGCGGCGGTTGCGTCGACGGCGATCTCGGCGGCGAGCATCGCGAGGGTCCCGGCGTTGATGCGGGAGGCGACGCCGGACGCGTGCGAGGCGAGCCAGCCTTCGGTGCGGGCGGTGTCGTAGGTGTCCTCGGCCAGGCCGAGGTCGGCCATGGCGGCGCGGCCGGCGGCGGCGGAGACGACGAGGGCCACGTCGAGCAGGTCGGCGGTGAGCTCGTCGTCCCAGCGGTGCTGGTCGAAGATGTCGGTGGCGTCGACGGCGGGCGAGGTGGCCGCACCGACGGCGGACGCCAGGACGTTGCCCTGGCGTTCGAAGAACTTGGCGAGCGTGGCGGTGACGGCGTCGGTGTGATCGTCAGCGCGTGCCTTGACGTCGACGAAGCGCACGCGTCGGCCGTGGCCGGTGCGGGTGCCCTTCGGCGGCGGCGCGGAGTCGCGCGGTGAGGCCTGGCCTCCGGTGGTGACGTTGAGGGGGACGATGAGCTCGTCGCCGCCGTCGACCTCGGGGAGGTTGCGGCGGGCGCGCTGCTCGTTGACGGTCATCCACGGGCCGCCGACTGCGGTCGAGGCGGCCTGGGCCTGCTCCTCGAAGGAGCCGGCCATCTTCTCGTCGAGGTTGAACTCGCAGTAGACGTCGGTGCTGTCGTCCAGGTCGGGCAGGAGCTGCAGTTCGATGTCCTCTTTCATCATTTTGAGCCAGGGCCCGAGGGTGTCCTGGTAGAGGTTCGTGTGCTGCTCTTTGATGTTGGAGAACGTGGCGTGCTCCAGAATCCCAACCATGGGCGGCGGGATGAAGTACGCCGCGGCGACCTCCTCGCGCGTGAGTTTGCGCGCGGAGATGTACTCGGCGTCTTTGGGGGTGAAGCTCGCTTGCACGAACTTCATGCCGTCCTCGAGGACGGGTGTCCCGCCGGTCTCGGGCCCGGTCCCGGTGTACTGGGCGCGCCACCCGGCGGCGAAGCGCTTCATCGCGGTCTCGGACCAGCCGGGCGCGTCCTTAGGCCGTTCGATGTAGCCGGAGATACGGGCACCGTTGCGCCACATCTGTTCCCGGTAGGTGTTTGCGGCGTGCTCCTCGGCGAGGATGCGGCGCAGCGTCTCGATCGACGATGTGCCCAGGCGCGGATCGGTCGGGTCGTAGCCGAACGAGTGGAGGACGTCCTCGGCGGGGATGTCGCGGTACCCGCGGGACCCCTTGATGCGGTACTTCTCGGTCTGCAGCCAGCTGTCGCCGATCGGCTCCACTTTGGAAGGGGGGATGCGGACCAGGCCGGCCGGGCGCTCGGTCTCGCCCTTGACCTTGACCATGACGGCGCTGTCGTAGATGCCGAGGTCCGAGACCCATCCGTAGATCAGCCGGTAGCGGGTGATCTTGGAGCCGGGCTGCGGGTTGGCCAGGAGCTGCGCGAGCGGGTGGTCGGTGAGGCGTTCGCGGTCGGTGTCGGAGAGGCGCCGGAACACCTGGATGCCGAGCTGGGCGATGTTGCGGGCGAGGAACCCGACGACGGTGCGCACGGCGGGCTGGGTCCGCCAGATCTCGTCATAGTGGCGGTACAGGCCCTCGCCGAGCTGAATGGAGTAGGGCGCGGGCAGCTGCGCGCGGTCGAGGCTGGTCAGAGATCCAGCGGAGACGACGAAGGCCATCAGGCGGCCTCGTCGGCGGGTGTCGCCGCGGCCGCGGCGGGGAGCACCTGGATGAACTCGACGGTGCGCCGTTCGATGACGGTCTCGCCGTCGACGGCGACCGGCGGGACGCCGGGCTCGTACATGGTGGCGTCGCGCAGGACCAGGAGCGGGCCGCGCTTGGCCCACAGGATGCCGCGGAAGGCGCGCCCGGAGGCGAGGTTCACGACGACGCGGCGGCGCACCATGGTGCGCAGGAACCAGAACACTAGACGGTCACCAACTCTCGGGTCTCGTAGGCGGATTCGGCCGGGGGCTCCCAGCCCTTGAGGCCCCACAGGGCGCCGATGACGGCGATGAGGGGCGCAGCGTCGTTGGGGCTGTTGCGCCGGTCGACCACCCAGGAGTCCGCGAGGGGTTTGGCCGCCGCGGTGGCGGCGGCGTTGTCGAGGACCTGCTGGGGTCGGTGCCAGACGCCAGGGGCCGGCTCCTGGTCCTCGTCGTCGAGGTCGGCGTCGCCCTCGTCGTCGGGTCCTGCGACGGCGGCGCGGACGCGGTCGTAGAAGTCGCCGGTCGCACCGCCCAGGTCGCTGCCCTTCCAGGGGATGACGGTGATCCCAGCTTCGGTCAGGTCGGGAATCAGCCCGGTCGCGGGTGCGCCCGCGGCCTGCACGACGACCGGGGCGGCCTTGACGGCGCTGTCGCGGTCCGGGGCGGTGAGCCACTTCGCTACCCAGTCGGTGCCGGTGCGGGTCGCGATGATCTCCACGGTCGGGTCGCCGTCGGGGCGCCAGGCGGCCAGGCCGACATAGGTGCGTGTGCGGTCCCAGGAGACGTCGACGCACAGCGACACTGGCGAGTCCGGGGCCGGGGCGGACTCGGGGTCAGTGCCGGCCTCCCAGGCGCCGGCGGGGAACGGGCCGTCGAGCGCGCCGGTCGACCACTGGCACAGCACCTCGGTGCGGAAGATCCACTCGGGGTCGATCTTCGCGTCGGAGCCGATGGTGCGTTCGGTGATGGTGTGGCCGAGCGCGGGGTTGGCCTGCGCCCAGCCGTCGCGGTCGGTGACCGGGCAGCCCGGGATCGCCGACCATTCGAAGATCCCGAGTCCGTCGTCGTCGGTGAACTCGTCCTCGAACTCGTCCATGTCGAGGTCGTCGTAGTCGTCCTCGTCGTCCAGGACGTCGTCGTCCTCGAGGTCGTCCTCCTCCTCGAACTCGTCGAGGTCAGGGGTGATCTCGCCTTCGGCCTCGCAGATCCCGTCCGGGTCGCCCAGCGCCCGGTGGGCGATCATCCGCAGGTAGCGCAGGACGATCGAGGTGGCGTCGCCGGCGTTGCTCGCGGCGATGATCTGCGCGCGATCCATGGCGTTCGTGGTCTTGGTGACGGCGGCCCAGGCATCCCAGGACTGGTGCTCGCGCAGCTCGTCCAGGAGGACGAGCTCACCGGACAGCCCGCGGCCGCCCTTGCGGTTCGCGGTGCGGACCTTGTACCGCTCACCGGTCGTCAGTCGCAGGGTCTTCTTCCCGTTGACCTTGAGGACCTGAGCAATCTCGGAGGCGAGCTCCGGCGCGTTCTGCGCCAGCTCGACGGCACCCTCCCAGACCTCCTCGGCGGTGTCGAGGTCCTGCGCGGTGCCGATGACGAGGCGGCAGCGGTCAACGTACATCCGCCAGAGCGTCAGCACCTGCAGGAGGGTCGACTTGCCGTTCTGCCGGGCCACCAGGAGAACGATCTTGCGGAACCGGAAGTTCCCATCGGGCCGCAGCTCCAGCGCGTGGATGAGGAACCACTGCTGCCAGGGCATCAGCTCGACGCCGATGACCTCGGCGAACTCGATGACCTCGTAGCCGAGCGTCGTGGCCGGCGTCAGCTCCCGGAGCGGCGGCGTCCAGATCCGCGGGACCTCGCAGCCCCACAGGGGCGGGCGCTTCTTACGACGCTTCGCGCTTCTGGCGAATTGTCGAGAGGCGGCCACGCTTGCCCTCCTTGATCTCCAAGGCCTTGCGGTCGTGCGGCGAACCGCCGAGCTGCTTCAGCGTGTTCTGCAGGTTCGGCGCCAGCATGTAGATCGCCTTGGTGATCTCGGTCTGATCGGCGACGGTGGTGATCTCGTCGCAGTGGTCGCACTTGACGCCGTGCTGCAGCTGCAGACTCGCGTCGATCTGGTCGGCGTACGTGCGCGCGGTCGCGACGAGGCCTTGATCGGAGGGCGTCAGCCACGTCATCTGTGCGATGGCGCCGTCGACGGTCTCGCGCATCGACGGGCCCTGCTCCATCTCGGGCTCGGCCGCCGCGCGAGCGGCGCCGCGGCAGGCCGGCGAACAGAACCGGTGCGCCTTCGAGCGGGCCTTGAATGAGGTCCCGCAGTGCTCGCAATCGCGCATCAGGCACCTCCGGTCCGGCCCGAAGACCCCCCCGGGGGGCCCGGGGAGAGATGGCCCATCCCCAGGCGCGATTGACACGGTCCCCACCCGGAAAGATTCCGACGCCCCTACCCCGACTAAATGTCAGAGCACGTCGTGAGCCTTTGAAGGTGGGTTGCGCGGCGGCCAGGGCATGCCCTCACCAGCGACGTGATGGTGTGCCGAGTCCCGAGCCGGTGCCCGCCTGGCCTGTCGCGTTGCACCCAAGGTGCGCGGCGTCCAGGTTGGAGGGGTCCTCTCGTAGTTCGGGGAAGTCTTTCCACGACTTGATGTGCTGGACTGAGAACGAACCCGGGTCGGGGTGCGCCAGGCCGTAGTCGATGGGCTGGCGGCAGATACAGCACGGGCGACGCTGGCGCTTCAGCTCGGCCGACAGCGCCCGGAACCGGCGCGACGAGCGGCCTGCCGTGGTGGGTATGGCCAACCACCCCCAGACACGACGAGGGCCAGCGCGTGCGTGTCGCGCTGGCCGCGTTCTCGGGATACACAAGAGGCCCGCGATACAGAAGTCGCGAGCCTATGAAGCGAATGCTTGCATGCTGGTCAGGTAGTTGTCAAGTAGGACGGTCGCGATTGTGATCTAGGCCAGCGCGTGCCGGTCGCGCTGGCCCTCGGTTACTCGCCGCGGATTGTGTCGCAATGGGGGCGGATGGCGTCGACCAGTGCGGGCCCTTCGGCTTCGTCGACCTCGAACCGGAGCGCCGCATTGCGGGCGAGGGTCGCGTCGTCCTTGCCCTGTTCGATGTCCAGGCAGACGTTCTCTGAGTTGCTGAGGATCTTGTCGAGGTTGGTCTCGGGGGCGATGGCGGTGACCGCGGTGACCAGTTCATCGGGTGCATCGGAGGCGGTGGTGTTGGTGTCCGATGCGGGTTCGTCGGGTGCGAGTGCGATGGCGAGGCTTCCGATCAGGACGAGGCCGGCGATTACCGACCACAGGATGATGGCGATCTTCTTGGTCTTGGTCACGGGGGTGCTCCATTCGGGAGAGGTACCCGCCCACGATATCGACTGCTCACTATCCGGAGTGCCCCGGATACGGTGCGGGCCCGGGTCGAGGTACCCCGGGGCCCGCGTGGAGCGCTTGTCGTTGCCCTCAGGTGGTGTGCTCGGCGAGGCGATCGCGCGCGACCTCGGCGTAGTGGGGGCTGATCTCGATCCCGATGAAGCGCCGGCCAGCGGCCAGCGCGGCTTCGCCGGTGGTGCCGGAACCGCAGAACGGATCGAGCACGGTGCCGCCTTCGGGGGCGATCTGGACGAGCTCGGCCATGACGTCGACGGGCTTCTCGGTGATGTGGCGGCGCTTGGGACCTCGGGGCTGGGAGCCGTCGAGGAGGCCGGGCAGGTAGATCGAGGGCGAGTGCCGATAGGGCTCACCGTGAGTGGCCCACAGAATGTACTCGCAAGCGGCCCGGAATCCGTCGCGCTTGGGGCGGTTGACGGGCTTGTGCCACGGGATGATGCCACGCCAGATCCAGCCGCCAGCCTGGACGGCGTCGGTCGCGACGGGGAGCTGCCGCCAGTCGGTGAACGCGAGGAGGCTCGCCCCGGGACGAGCGGCGCGGAGGCAGTCGGCGTAGACCATGGACAGCCACGCGGTGAAGCCGCGCTGGTCCCGTTGGTCGCCAGCGAAGTCGGCGAGGTCGTGCTGGGCGTCGCCTGAGACGTACTTGTCGCGGGCGGACTGCTTGAAACCGCCGGCGGGCGCGGAGTTATAAGGCGGGTCGCAGATGACGGCGTCGACGGTGCCGGTCGGGATGGTGGCGAGGATGGTGAGCGCGTCGCCCTGGCGGATGCTGCAGGAAGGAATGAGGTCCCCCGGGTGTTCGTCGGGGGAAGGTGTGCTCGGCTGCCGGTGCGATGTGAACCCTCCCCCGAGGAGTCGTCGGCGACGGCAGCCGAGCGTCTACGGCGGGGGATGCCGGGGGATGTTCTCACGTGGTGCGCCTAGCCGTTCGGCAAGGAGCGGAGCACTTCGGACGATACTGACATGGGGACGCTTTGAAGTCAATGCGTTGCCCGTCACGACTTCCGATGGTTGATGATGTGGTTGGTCGCCCAGTCGTGCAGCGACGGGAGGCTAATCGACCCGGTGGTGCAGAGCATGCCGTTGCTGCGCCCGTTACACCGGGCAACCCACCCGGGGTGACCCCCGTCGTCGTGGGCACGCTGGATCTTGACTCGACAGTGCTTGTCGCAGCGGACTTGCGGCGCGCAGCCGCATGGAGCAGGGATGCTGCGGGATTGCTCCAGGAGCTCCCGAGCCGCGTTGCGCAGGGCGGTGTTCACGGCATTCATGCGGGCTGGGTTTCCTTCCGGGTGGCGGCGCGCTTGGCGGCGATGGCGGCCTTCTTCGCGTCGGCGTCGTGGATGTACTGGTCGCATCGGGCCTTGGCCTCGTCGAGGCGGTAGAGGGCCGTGCCGGCGGGGTTCGTGCCGTGGGCCGCGATGTCGCCGCGGGTCGCCCATGCGCCGATGGTGCCTTCGGGAACGCGGCGGCGGTGGCGGCGCGAGAACAGGGCAGCGAGTTCGGCGACGGTGAATAGCCGGTCGCCGACCCATTCCATTTGCATGTCGCGGATCGCGGCCGTGGAGTAGACGGCGCCGCAATCGTTGCATCGGACGTCGCGAGCGCCGGCGGGCGCGATGAGCTTGCCGTCGCAGGCCTCGGCGCCGCATAGGCCGTAGTCGGTCATGTCGGGGTGGGGGCCGATGGTGCGGGCGAGGAGCCGCGCGGCGGCGTGGACGGTCCGGTAGGCGTGGGCGGCGAAGGGCTCGCCGTCGACGAGGTGGCCTTGGGCGCGGATCCAGCGCAGGTGCGAGCGGATGTAGCGGGCGGCGGCGGCGGTCTCGGTGGAGGTGCCGGGTCGGGCGGCGATCAGGTAGACGATGGCGGGGTCGGTGTGCCGGTTGAGGAGGCCTCGTGTCGTGGCGATGCGGCGGGCGAGGCCGGCGAGGGCGGTGTTGATCTCGCCAGCGTGGTCGGCGGCGGCGTCGTTGAACGGGAGCGGGTGCTCGGCGGACTTGCCGGCGCCGCTGCGGGGGGCGAGGTTGTCGCGGCGGGTGATGGTGACGTCAAGGTCCGCGGCGGCGCGCTCCAGAAACTCCAGGTGCCCGCCCATGAGGGCCGTGCAGTTGTTGTTGTCGGTGTGGCAGAGGTAGCCGGTATCGCCGACGGGTCGGCCGCAGCCGGTCACGCATTCGTTCACGTTGTCCTCCAAGGTGTTACAGGTGTTGTGGTTGCGGCGCGGGTGCCGGGCCCGCGCCGCCCGGGTTGCTATGGGAGCAGCAGGCCGAGTGCGTCCTGGTCGACGTCGTCGAATTTGAGCGTGAATTCGGCCGACCATGTCGGCTTCGGTGGCGGCGGTGCGGCCGTCGTGGTGCCCGTGGTGACGTTCAGGATGCGGTCGCCCTTGGGGTCTGCGGTCATCACGAACCCGGTGCCGTCGGAGTCTGGTGCGACGGTTCCGCGGAACCACCAGTGCCGCACAGCCGGCGGGTGCTGGCGCATGCGGCGGGCCTGTTCGGCCACGCCTCGTTGCCGGAGCCTGTGCATGAAGTTGTGGAGGCCGTAGACCCTATCGATCCTGCGGGCGGCCTTGCGCCACGCGGCGAGGACTTCCTTCGCGGCGCGGCGCTCAGCCTTCGTGGTCCGGTTCGCGGTCATCGCAGGGTCCTCCAGATTCGTCGGGTGAGCTTGATGCGGGCGCGGAGGGTGTGTGGGGCACTGAACACGCTGACCAGCGACACGCCGATGTCCACACCGGTTCGCTCGTGGTGGTGCTCGGTGAGCGCATCGACGTATTCGAGGACCTTCCAACCCTCGTCGCTGCGTGGGGTCCCCTTGCGCGCCTCGGCCTCGGCGGTCGCCCCCTGGTGCCACCACTCGTATTCCTTGGTGCCGCGCGGCGGGATCTCGACGTTCATCGGTGACCTCCACAGTCGGGGTTCGGTGAGCAGTCCGCGCACTTCGGCATGATCAGGCGGCCGTTCGCTTCAACGCATCGGATCACGGCAGGTGCTTCGACGGCGAACACGCCGCTGGCTGGCAGGTCGTCGCGGTCGAGGCTGAAGGTGTTGCAGGGGCAGCCGTCGCCGTCCCACATCGGGCAATCCTCCATGTCGCATCTCGGCACGTCGTCACCTTCTCTGGCGGCCAGCGCGGACGCCGGCGGCGTATCCGGCCGGGAAGGCGTCGTTGCCGGAACCACCGCTGGGGTCCGGCTGGATGTTGATCACCACACCGCCGTCAGCGAGGGGGCCCGTAGCCGGCCTCGACTTGAGGTCGTACTTGATCGCGGTGGGCAGGGGCGAGACGTGTTCGAGGATCTGGTCGAGCTTGGCGGCGATGTCGGCCAGGCCGACGCCGTACTCCTCGAACTCGACCGTCTCGAATTCCGCCGGCGCGGGCTCTTCGGGGCCGGTGTGGGCCTCGAGCATGGTTTCGAGGGCGCCGATCAGGATGTGGAGGTCTTCGATGCGGAGTTCGGCTGTGTTGCCGTCACCGTCGAGTTTGCGGCGGCCGAGGACGCCGGTCTCTTCCTTGTATGCCGAGAGGTATCCGGCGATGCGCGACCAGGCCGCCGGGAGCTTGTCATCGACCGCGGCGGCGGTGTTGATGAGGGCCTGGACGGCGGGGTTCTCGTGATCGGTCTCGATGTAGTACATGTGGTTTCGCTCCTTATAGGTCGAAAAGGGTATCCATGCCCGCGACGCTGTGTTCGGGATCAGGGGTCGGGGCGGCGGCGTTGCGCCGCGGTGGCGGGGCGGCCAGCGCGAGGTTGTTCCAGCAGTCGCACGGGCAGAGATAGCGGCACCCGGTCAGCAAGAGTGCCTTGGCAGAGCCCTTGTAGGTGACTGCGCTGTGGATGATGGCGGGGTGCCCGAGGTGGCGCAGGTGCTGGCGGGTCGCACACCGATCGTGCCGTGGCTGGCCGTTGTCCGACGTGCCGTCGCAAGCGCCGCAGATGCCGTACTGGCATGGACAGAGCGGGTTGAGGGACCAGGGCATGTCCGTGGCCCACTCCTTGTCGAGGATCGGGCCCGTGATGCCGCGGGCGACGGCGGCATTGCGGCCGTTCACTGCTCGGTTCCATTTTTGCCGGTGCCGCGGCACATGCCGCAGTCGACGGTGTGGCCGCCGTAGATGGTGACGTAGACGGTTCCGTCGCCAGCGCAGCGGCGGCAGCGACCGGCGATCTCCTCGAGGAGGCGTGCGACGGCGGCCGCGGCGATTTCCAGGAGGCCGGGTCCGTCTAGGTTGGCCAGCTCGAGGCCGACGCCGATCGCGCGCTCGGGCGCGGCCAAGTCGGCGATGCCGTCGGCGGCGAGGGCGACGAGCAGGTCGTTGAGGCGGCCGTCAGCGGCCGCGTGCTGCTGGTCGAGGTCGTGGATGACGTGTGCGGGTAGGCCGTAGATGCTCACTGCCTGGGCTCCTTTCGATGGGGCTCGGCTGGGCCGTCGGCATGATCGGGCGCGAGTGGCAGCGGGCGCTGTGCCAGCGCCACCCGGGCTTTTTCCAGGCCGCGGCGGCGGCGCTGTTCGCGTTGGTAGGGCGTCTCGTGCGGGTTCGGGGCGACGATTGCGGTGCCCCATCGGCGCGCGGCGCGTGGGTCGAGCGGGAGGAGCATTTCGCGGACCTCGGGGAGCGTGATGCGGTCGTTGTGCCGGGCGAGGTCGTGGAGGGCTGTGCGGGCGGTGTCAAGGTCGGTTGCGATGCCGCGGAGGAGGTCGGTCCAGAGTTCGACGGCGTACTCGTCGGCGTCGAGCGTCGGGTCAAGTTCGACCGCGTAGGCGAGGAGGTCGGCAATGTCGCTGTCGCGCATCAGGACCTCCTCGCGTCGGGTCCGCCTGGCGCTCGGCGGCACGCGCCGCAGTCACGCCCGTGCTCGCCGCGGCGGGTGACGACCCACCATTTGTGCGCTGGCTGGTCCGTGGGTGACGTCGACAGGTCTTGCGGCTCGACGCCTTCGGCGGCCACTTCGGCCTTGGGAGCCATCAGGCACCTCCGGTCGTGACGAGGGCGGCGTCCGGGTGGCAGGTGACGGTCTGGCCGTCCCTGGTGGTCACGAGGCGGTCGCACAGCTGGTCAGTACGGCCGGTCTCGCGGTCGATGCGGCGCCGGAACCTCGCTGTGCCATTGCCCGCGCCATCGCCGCCGGTGCAGTACGGATCGCCGCAGGGGCGGTAGGCCAGGCGGCGGGTGCCGTCAGCGTGCGCGTCGACGCCGGCGGCCGCGGGCCGTGCCGGGGCCGCGAGTGGATTGGTGCCGCCGGTGGCGATCTCGTCGAGGCGCTTCGAGAGACGCGCGGCCGGGTGGGTGGTGCTCGGCGAGGTGACAGGGGCGAGCTGGGTGCGGAGGTCACGGCCGGGCGTACCGGCGGCGAGGAGACCGGCCACCTGGTCGACCAGGCGGGCCGACTCGGCGGCGGTCAGGCGCTTCGCGGCGGCGGGGTCCACGGCTGCGCGGAGTACGGCCACGGCCTCGTCGTGGTGCTCTGTCGAGAATCGACTACTACCCGAGCCGTCAGGCTCGGTCCCGTCGGCGGCCCGGGAGTTCGGATCGGCCGCGGGTAGTAGTGGTTTCTCTTTCTGGAGTGATTTCTCTTTAAGTTGATCTTCCTTTGTTGCGGATTTGCCGTCGTTGGGTTTGCCGTCGTTGGAAAACCCGTCAATGGACTGACCAGGGGATGTTGTGTGTTCGTCCTGGTCAGTGTCCACAGACGGGTTTTCCGTCGATGGGTGAGATGTACTGTGGTCTATTTCCGCTGGTCGAGGTCCATTGACGGGTTTCCCGTCGGCGGCGAATCCGTCGCCCGTCTGACCTGCGGAATCGTTGCGTTCCCCCTGGTCGGCATCCACAGACGGCTTTTCCGTCCTTGGACTGGTCGTCCCCATTGCCGGAAACAGGACGATAAAGGTGGTGCCGGTAATGCGCCCAGCACCGTCACGGTCCTTGCGCCGCTTGATGAGGCCGGCCTTTTCCAAGCGCCTCAGAATCGACCGCACCTTGTCGCGTCCGCCCGGGGTCGCGTTGATCATGAACGTCTCGGTGAACCGGAAGCCCTTGCGGTGGGTGCGGAGCCAGAAGAGCAGGCCCATGTCATCCCAGTGCAACCCCATGCGCGCCCACACCGTGGGCACCATCGCGAACGGCTCGTCGTCCCACTCGGGCGCGAACTCCAATGCGGTGCTGAAGTCCTCCGCCATCGTCTTTCTCCCCTGGTCTATGTGTGATGTGGGTGCCGAGGACGCAGTCGCGCCCTCGGCCGTCTCAGGCCGCAGCACGGCCGAACCCTTGGTCAAGTGGCCCCTCGACCCGGTAGACGGTGATCTCGGTGCGCGGCGTGGTGCCTGGCAGGCGTCGCACGTGCAGCTCGTCGACCTGCCGGTCGTTCTTGTAGGCGGCGCCCTGGAGGGCGTCCATGACCGTCTTCGCGAGGTTGTCGACGTCGGCCGCGGCGTTGGCGCCTGCGGCGTCGACGAGGAGCCCGTACCGGCCGGTCTTGTCGACCTGGTGGGCGCGGGCCTCGCGCCGGAACAGCCACGCGATAACGGCCTCGGCGTCTTTCGTCTCCTTGGGCATGTACATGTGCCCGGCCCCGCCCTTGCGGTGCCGCTGCTTCGCCTGCGCGTCGAACACGTCGAACGTGGCCACGAGCGCCTCAGTCGTGGCCACGGGGTAGCGGGCGTCCAGGAGGTCGTACAGGAACGACAGCTCGTCATCAGTGATCTGCGAGGCGGTCTTGCGCACCAGCGGAAGGTCAGCCACGGCGGGACGTCCTCAGCTCGTCGAGGGCGCCGACGATCGCGTCGCCGGCCTCGCGGGCGGCGGCCGCCTGCGCGAGCGTGGCATGCACGCGAGCGGAGGCCACTAGGACGCGTTGCAGCCCAATCTTTCTGCGCGGCAGTCGCTCGGCGTCCCGTAGGAGCTGCAGCGCGGCATCGATGTGGCGTTGGTAGGTGTCGGTCATGGCTACGCCGCCACCTCCTCGGCGGCCGGCGCGGTGGTGGCGGCCTCGGCCGGCGCATTCGGGGCGCGAGAGCACTTGCGGACGGTCCCGCCGTCAGTGTCGGCGATGACGGTCGTGTTGTGCGTGCCGCGCTCGCCCTTGCACTCCGGGCAAGCCGTGGCGGCGTCGTAGAGCGCGATGCCGCGGACGATCGCGTGGCAGGCCCACAGGTACCAGGTGTCCCATTCCCAGAAGTCCAGCTCCCAGGTGTCGGCGAACCGGGCGGTCTGGTCCTTGGCGATCGTGAACTCGTAGTCCTCCAGCGCTTGGCGGGCGACCTGCTCGGCGGCGATGACGTCGTCGTCGAGGACGTCGCGCGCGAGCGTGTCGAGTGCGGCGCCGGCGTACTTGAGGGGGATCTCGCCGTCGACGAGGCGGTCGTGGAACTGCTCGAGCACGACGCGGCGGAAGACCTCCTCGTTGTAGACCTGGACGCGGTCGCGGTGGTCGGTGATCTTCTCGGCCCAGTAGTGCGGGTTGACGCGGTCGGCCTCAGAGCGGAAGAAGCGGAACATGTCCTCGGTGCGCGAGAACGTGAAGGTGGCGTCGGCGCTGCGGTAGACGAGCGCGCCGGGCACGGTGATCAGCTCGAACCCGTGCATCGCTGAGTTCGGCTTGCCGATGCGGACGTGGCGGTACAGGCCGTCGTCGTGGAGGATGGTCGCCTCGTGGTCGGCGGTGTCGCGGGCAAATCGGGCGGCGCTCTGGGAGATCTGCTGCTGCTCGTTCATGGCTGCTATCCGTTCGGCTCGGAGACGTGGAGCTTGCGCTCGGCCAGCTCGGTTTCGGTGATCTCGTTGAAGACGTGGAGCACGGCGCGGATGGCCTTCAGTGCGCGGTGCTGAGCGCTGTCGGCTTCATCCCGGAGGTGACGACGCTCCTCGACAAGCTGCGACTTCGGGATGTAGGCGCCGGATTTCTCGGCGTCGCGGAACGCGGCCTGGGCGATGCCAAGCCGCACCGTGTGGCGGGCGGCGATGCGGAGCTCGTCGACGAGGACCATGCTGATGCGCGCGATCTCCTCAGGTGTGCAGCCGCGCTCCGCGGCGATGGCGCCGAGCGCGGCGAGTTCGTCGTTGATGCGGCGCAGCGCGGTGCGGCCGAGCCGACCGGTAGCGGACATGTGCGGACCGGTCAGGGGACCGACGTCTCCGGCGATCGCGCCCGCCTCGGCGAGGTACAGGCGGTGGAGACGGCGCAGCCGCTCGGGGATCGTGGGTTCGGTGTCGGCCATGACTACTCGTCCTCGTCGTCGCTGGTGTTGAACTGGCCGTGGCGGATGCCCTCGTACAGCTCGTAGCCGCTGAAGTCGCCGCGGTCGTTGTGCTGCATGACGCCCCAGGGGATGTCGGGCAGCTGGAGTTCGATCGCGTAGAAGTTGGTGCAGTCCGAGCAGGCGTATTCGTCCATCCACCAGTCCGGGGACGAGATCAGGCCGACGGCGTAGCGGTCGACGTGGAGGATGCCGCCGTCGCAGTCCTCGTCGCACGGGGTGCCGTGGTGGCATTGCGTGGGCTTGCCGTCGGCGTCCTTCCCTTGGCCTGAGCAGCGGCAGGGCGCGCCGGGGTCGAGGAGGGATCGCCAGACCGATTCGGCGCGGGCGCGCTCGGCAGGTGTCGGGTCGGTGAGGGCGGCGGCGCCGAGTTCCAACGGGTGCAGCGGCGTGCACTCGGTGCAGACGGGCTCGGCGATCGCGTCGGGGTACTGGATGGGGTTGGGCAGTTTGACGGCGACACCGGAAAGGCGGCAGGCGACGCAGGTACTGGTGGTGATCAGGTCGTTCACGTTGTGCTCCAAGGTGTTGGCGGGGTCGCGTCGAGCAGCGGTCGCGAGCCCGCGCGGGTGTCAGGTTTGGTGTGGGCCGCGGGCCAGCGCGGCCAAGTCGGGGTCGGGGTCGCCGCGCTCGAGGCGGGCGATCTCGTCGAAGGCGTGGACGTCGTTGCCGAGGATCGGCAGGCGCTCTGTCGGCTCGTCGAGCCAGCGCGACCGCGACCGCCGGGCGGCGGCGGCCAGGACGGTCAGGGCGAGGACGGCCACGGCGAAGGCGATGGCGGTGATCGGGTGGAGGCCGGTCATGATGACCGCCGTTCGGCTCGCAGCCAGTACGTCCACAGCAGGGCCAGCAGGCCCGCCAGGGCGATGCGGGCCGCGATCCTGGCCGCTCCCTCGAGCGCGTCGGGCGTCCATGGTGTCGGGGCGGCGACCCCGGCGCCGGCGACGGTGAGGGCCAGCAGGCCGAGCAGGGCCAGGCGGTGCCGGATCTCGCGCGCCGAGGCCCGCGTGGCCCAGCGGACCAGCGTGATCCCGAGGGCCGCGCCGACGGCGGCGGTGAAGACCAGGAGCAGGGAGGCGTAGTCGTTCATCGGTGCACCTCGTCGCCTTCGGCGGGCGCGTAGTCGCTCCCGTAGTAGGTGGCGAGGTAGTAGGACACGGCCCTGTCGTGGGCGGTGATCTCGCGGAGCCGCACTCGGGTGCCGATCAGCGCGGCCGCGAGAACCACGACGAGGAGGGCCAGGGCGAGCACGACCACGGCCAGCCACGCGCGGGCGGCGATGATCACGTAGGTGAGGACGGCCAGCTCGACGGCGCGGGCGACCAGGTTCCGGTCGAGGCGCTTCACCGGTGCCTCCCGGAGTAGGGAGACCACAGCGCGACGGCGAGGAGGACTGCGGGGCCGACGACGGCGAGGACGGCGGTGGCGAGGACGGTGATCATCGCGGGACCTCGTCCCCGTGCACGCGGGCCATTACCGCGTCGTAGTCGTGGGAGTCACCGTCCATCGCGGCGGCCGCGGTCGAGCGGAGCATCTCGGCCCGTTCGCCAGCGCGCCCTTCCAGCGACTGCGCCAGGGTGACCAGCTCGCGGGTAGCGGACCAGAACGCGTCGGCGTCCTCGACCGTGCCCTGCGATGCCGAGGCGGACCAGATGGCGTCGACCTGGTCGTCGATGCCGCCGATCAGGTCCTCTACCGTCGCCGGGTGCGGGTCGGTGCCGCCGACCGCGCGAGTGAACGTCGGCAGCTCGACAGTGTCGGCGGTGTCGCCGGTGCGATGCGCGGTGTTCATGACGCCTCCCGCTCGTTGTCGCGGGCGGCGGCGATCTCGATGAGGTGCGTCTCGCACCGCGGCTGGCACTCGGTCGCGTCGTGCCGGACATCCGGGGCGTCGTCGGGCAGGACCGCGTCGGCCCGGACGGTGAACGTCTGGATTCCGCGCGGAGCATGGCGGACCGTGAGCATCTCGATGTTGCCGCTGTAGGAGGTCCAGAGCTGTTCGATCCGGACCAGGTCGACAACGCCGTGCTGTCGCAGGACACGGACGATCTCGCCGACGTGGTGCGCGTCGGCCGCGGTGCGGGTGACGACCGGGCCGCGCGCAGCGGCGCGGCGGTCGCGGCGGTTCGGGTTGCGGCGGAACATCAGGACTGACCTCCCCGCAGCGCCTTGTCCAGGCGTTCTCCCGAGAGTGGGATCCGGGGCTCGGGACCTTGGATCCGCGTCGGGATCAGGCCGGCGTCGCGCATCGCCCGCGCCTCGTCGATGGCCTCGGGCAGTGTTGCCGTTTCCAGCTCGACCAGCTGCTCGGCGGCGGGCATGTAGCGGATCCGCCAGGGTCCCTCCGCAGGTTCGGGCCACGGGTGCTGGCGGGACCGCTGGAAGCGTGCTTCGTACACCAGCGACTCGCTGAACCTGCGTCGCGTGGTGTGCACGGACTTCGTCTTCGTGCCTACGGTCTCCGCGGGGGCATCGATGAGTCGGGCGATGCGGTCGATCTCGGCGACGCCGCTCGCGGGGCGCGCGTGCACGCAGTGGCGGACCACGATGTCGTCGTGGAGGTCCACCGGCAGCGTGCCGGTCTCGATCATGTCGGCCAGGTCGCGCAGGCCCTGGATCAGCTGCTCGCGGCGTTCGGTCTCGCGGCTCATCGGGACGCACCGCCCTCGACCGCTTGGGCCTCGGCGATGGCCTCGGCCAGCGCCTCGCCGGCGGCTTCGACTTCATCGGAGTCGACGATGGTGGAGGCCATGTAGACGGCGTGCTCGGTGAACTCGCGGCGCAGCTCGAAGATCCAGCCGCCGTTCTTGAGATCGCGGCTGGTGACCGGGACGCCGAGGATGCCCGCGATCGAGGCGATCCTGCCGAGACGCTCGCTGAGGTCGCCGTCAAGCGACCGCGAGATGCTCAGGTGCACAGCGGCGCAGGAGTGGGTGTGGATAAGTCCGGCGTCGGGTCCGGCGTCGGCGAAGACGTCGGCCATGTCCAGGAGGCCGTTCACGAGGCTGGCGTGCGTGGCGCGGCGCCGGCGCTCCTCGGCCGTGGCGGAGTCGATCACGTGGCGTTGCTGCGACTCGGCGGGTCGGTTATCGTTCTGGTTCATCGGGGCATCTCCTTCGCGTCGTGCCCTGTAGAGGTCTCAGCCGATAGCGCGGCTGGGACCTCGTCTTCTGTCGTAGCGGCGGAAGGATTTGAACCTCCGACCTCCGACCTATGACCGGTCGGCGAGCTGCCTGGCTGCTCTACGCCGCGATGAGGGCGGGCCCTGTCCCGACCGAGCCCCCTCAAGCTCGGCCGGGAGGTCTAAGTGGTGGCCGGCTCGTAGCAGCTCTGCCAGTACGCCTGGAAGTCCGATTCCGGGATGAGGTACTGGCGTCCGATCTGGATTCGGCCGATCTTCTTGTCCCGGCACAGCGCCCGCACGGTCTCGGGCGAGACCCGCAGCAGCTCGGCCACCTCGGTGGCCGTGTACGTGGTTTCGAGTTGATCGGGCATCGCTACGCCTCCGTGCTCTCGTGCTCGCGAGTGAAAATGACGGTCACATGAATGCCGAGCTTCTCGGCGATTTGATACATCACGTCTGCTGACGGCTCCACTGAACCAGCACGAAGACGCAGCACCGTCGATCGATGTACACCAAGCATGCGTGCTACTGCGGCATCGCTGCCGAGTCCCATTGCTGCCGTGATCTCATCAAATATGCCCACGTTGAGCTTGATCTTTGCTCTCTGTGCTACCCCGTGTGCCATGGATCGAGACTAACACTAGCGTGCATGCATGCTACATCCCCCGAACGGGTGATGCCTCCTAGTCCGTTCTCCGCTAGTCTGAGTTGCATGCATGCACGCTCAGAAGCCATGCCTACGGCATTGAATTCCCGTCCGTCTGTACCAATCCACCAGCGAAATCGGCCGCCAGCCAAGGCCCCGAGGGGTCTGCGAGGGTCCGCTATGCTCGTGCACGTGAGCAACATCGACCCGAACCCGGAAGAAACGCCCGGGCAATTCGTGAAGCGGTTGCTCGCTGCCCTGGGGGAAACGAAGTCCAGCGCCGCTCGGAAGTCGGGCGTCCACAACACCCTGATCGGGAAGTGGGAGACCGACGAGATCGCGCCGGGCCTGAAGAACGCGCGCAAGTTCGCCGACGGTCTCAAGGTCCCGCGGTTCGTCGTCATGTTGGGTCTGGGGATCCTAGAGCCGGCCGACGCCACGCTCGATCCCTCGATCGCTGACCTCGCAGTTGCGGTCTCGCTGCTGCCGGAGGGCAACGAACGAGACCGGGTCCGCGATCAGATCGCGTTCATCGCAGCGATGGCGAGGGACCGCGCCGAAAGTGCCGCCGGCGAACCAGGCCGACACGAGGCGGCAGGGTAATCACCCGTTCGGGGGACGCTAGTCGTGTGCCTCGTGTGACACGATGTCACGACGATCGGCATGGGGATGCTCGAACCGCCTTAGGGCGCGGAGGTTCCGCATGCGCGCATGCCGTTACGTTCTCTCAATCGTCGCGATCGTCGGCCTCGCGGTCCTAGTCACCGCCGAGCTGACCGCCCTCGTTTCGCCGGCGATCGAGTTCCCCCAGCCAGCCCGGATCTGGGCGATCGCACTCTTCCTGATCAAGCTCGGCACCATCGGCTTCCTTTGGGCTGCCGAGCGAGTCAGCCGGCTCGAAGGACTCATCACCACGGTCGCGCTGGCCTCATCGGTGCGCCCCGGCTACGGCGACACCACCAACCGCAGCAACGGAAGCCGCGACGCTGACGTCACAAACCTGTTCTCACGGGAGTAACAACATGGGCAATCTGCCCGAGGACAAGACACAAGAACTGAAGGCCGCCCTGGAAGATGCCGGCCTCGACACGCCGAAGACACCGATTTACTACCTCGCCTCGAGCGGGACGTGGAACGCCGACGTGTACTGGGGCCGCGGCGACGACGGCCGGATGAAGAAGCTCCACCGCCAGAGCTACGACCCGGCCAAGCTCGCCGAGAAGGTCCTCGATCTCGAGGCGAAGCGAGCGGCGAAGAAGCCGGCCCCCATGGGCCGGAAATGGAAGTTCGACGCGTGGCTCGACTACTGGCTGGAGGAGCTGGCGCCGGTCTCGGCGAACGAGAACACGGTCGAGCGCACCTACGAGCCGCAGGCCCGTCTCTACCTCAAGCCGCGGCGCGGAGGTTTCGAGCTCGAGGAGCTCGTGCCGAGCCACTTCAAGACGTTGTACCGGGAGCTGGAGCTGGAGGGCCTGTCGGCGGGGTCGATCGGGCACGTCCACGCGACTGCCCGCAAGGCACTCAACGAGGCCGTGGCCGAGGGCCTGATCGACTCCAATCCCGTGTCGAAGGTGAAGCCGCCAGAAGTCAAGGCCAACTCGCCGAAGAGCTTCGACGACCGCGAGGTCGAACGGCTGATCGAGGTACTGGAGCGTCGGCGCAACCGGACGGACTGGCGGTCAGTCCGACAGGCCGCCCGGTGGCACGTGGCGTGCCTCGGGTCTCGCCAGGGGGAGGCGCTCGGCCTGCGGCTGGACTGCTACGACCCCGACACCGGGCTCGTCGACGTGCGATGGCAGCTTCAGAGGCGGAAGTACAAGCACGGCTGCGCCGACCCGGTCGCATGCGCGGCGCCGCATCATCGCGGCGAGGTGTGCCCGGGCCAGGTCTGGGAGCACGGGTGCAAGGATCCGCAGGCGTGCGCTCGGCCGCACTGCGGGCGCCTCTACTACCCGTTCGAGGAACGCGAGCGCGCCGCCGCGGCACCGGCCCGGAAGATCCGCCAGCGCTGCAAATCCGGGTGCACCCGGCACGCGAGGACCTGCCCTGACCGGTTCAAGGGCCGCTGCTCCAAGCACAAAAACTGCAAGCCCTGCCCCGTCGACTGCGCCGGCCACGCCATCAAGTGCCCTCAGCGGACCGGCGGCCTGACTCTGATGTTGAGCACACCGGAGGAGGAGGGCGCAGAGGAGGCTACCGCCAAGCCGTCACCGGTGACCGGCCGCCAGCGCGGTCGGAAGCGGGATCGTGGGGAGGAGAAGGGCCTGGAGCCGAAGACGGAGGCGGGCAAGCGGCGGGCGGCCCTGCCCGAGTACGCGCGGCTGGCGATCAACCAGTGGCTCGTCTACCGGGAAGAACTGCGCCGGCGCGCGGGATCGAAGTGGGAGGGTGACCGGTGGCAGGCGATCTTCTGCGATGAGCTCGGGAGGCCCGTCGACCCAAGGCGGGACTGGGACGAGTGGAACGAGATCACCGAGGAGGCCGCCGTCGCCTATCGCGAGCCGCACGTGAACCGCAGGAACGCGGCGAAGGCCGCGCTCGTGATGGGCGTCGACCGGCGCGTCGTGATGGCGATGTTCGGGTGGACGTCTGAGGCGATGATCACCCGATATCAGGACGTTCCCGATGAGCTGCTGCTGGAGGCCGCCGACCGGATGGGCCAGCACTACACCAAGGGCCGCACCACTATGGCCGCCACTAGCGGCACGGAGATCGACAGCATCGCGGACCTCCTGCCCGCATACGAAACGGCCTGACCGATGCGAATGCACTGGTCAGGCCGTGTGAAGTATCACTTCAGTTGTGGTGCGCCGCCAGGGACTCGAACCCCGAACCCGCTGATTAAGAGTCAGCTGCTCTGCCAGTTGAGCTAGCGGCGCAAGATGATTGAGTTCGACCAGGCGTTTTCGCCGGTGTCTCTCGCACGAGGAGAAACTTTAGCATGCGCTGCAGCCTCCGTCCTCCGGGGGTCTTGGCGGTGGCTACCCTTGGTAGGTGACAAGTTTCGTAGACCGCGTAAATCTCCAGGTCGTTGCCGGTAAAGGTGGCAACGGCTGTGTGTCGGTCCACCGTGAGAAGTTCAAGCCGCTCGGCGGCCCCGACGGCGGCAACGGCGGCCACGGGGGTGATGTGGTCTTCGTCGTGGACCCGAACGTGCACACCCTGCTCGACTTCCACTTCCAGACCCGCCTGCAGGGCGGCAACGGCAAGCACGGCGCCGGCTCCAACCGCGACGGCGCCTCGGGCGAGTCCATCCGGGTGTCCGTCCCCAACGGCACCGTCATCTACTCCGACGGCGAGATCCTCGCCGACATGACCGGCATCGGCACCGAGGTGACGGTCGCGCAGGGCGGGCGAGGCGGCCGTGGCAACAAGGCCCTCGTCAGCTCCAAGAGGAAAGTGCCCGGCTTCGCCGAGCTGGGCGAGGCCGGCGACGAGCTCGAGGTCGTCCTCGAACTCAAGAGTGTGGCCGACGTCGGCCTCGTCGGATTCCCCTCGGCGGGCAAGTCCTCCCTCATCGCCGCGATGTCGGCAGCCCGGCCGAAGATCGCCGACTACCCGTTCACGACGCTGGCTCCCAACCTCGGGGTCGTCTCCGCGGGTGAGATCACCTACACGATCGCCGACGTCCCGGGCCTCATCCCGGGTGCCGCCACAGGGAAGGGCCTCGGCCTCCAGTTCCTGCGGCATATCGAGCGCTGCGCGGTCCTCGCCCACGTGGTCGACTGCGCCAGCCTCGAAACCGACCGCGACCCGGTCTCCGACATCGACGCCCTGGAGCACGAGCTCGCCGAGTACGGCGGCCTCGCCGACCGGCCGCGCATCGTCGTCCTCAACAAGGTCGACATCCCCGACGGCCGCGAGCTCGCCGAGTACGTGCGCGAAGAGGTCGAGAAGCGGTACGGCTGGCCGGTCCTCCTCGTCAGCGCCGTCAGCCGCGAGGGCCTGAAGGAACTGAACTTCGCCTTCGCCAAGCAGGTGGTGGAGTTCCGCGAAGCGCAGCCGCCGGTCGAGGCGACGCGTCTGGTGATCCGCCCGGCGGCCGTCGACGACTCCGGCTTCTCCATCAAGAGGGTGAAGCCGGCCTTCGAAGGGGACGTCGAATTCATCGTCACCGGCGCCAAGCCGGAGCGCTGGATCAGCCAGACGAACTTCGAGAACGAGGAAGCCATCGGCTACCTCGCCGACCGACTCGCCAACCTCGGCGTCGAGGACGCGCTCATGAAGCAGGGCGCGAAGCCGGGCTCGTTCGTGCGGATCGGCGACTACGAGTTCGAGTGGCAGCCGACCGATCCGAACATCGTCGCGACGGTCGCCCCCCGCGGCACCGACGCCCGCTTCGAGATCAACGACCGGAAGGGCGCCGACGAACGCCTCGCCGAGCGCAAGGCCCGACGGGCCGAACTGCTCGATCAGGTCGCCAAGGAGAAGGAAGCGAAGGGCAAGAGCCGTAGGGGCTAG